TTGAGGCTATCAAGTCCTACGAGCGTACTTCTGGTGCTGTCTTTGTGGGAGCGTAATGCCAGCCCCAGCAGTCAAAGTTGAACTAGGTCTAAACCTTGGCAACAGAGATCCAATAGCCTTCAAGCTTGATGACGCTATTCGGGGTGTCCTAGACAACACAAGCTTCACCCTAAGTGGAAACAGATTCTTTGACATCTCTGACCGGCTTATTGCTACAAGCACAGCTCGCGGTAAGAACCAGGCACTAGATCGTATTGACGCTGGAACCTCAAGCATCGTTGTTGACAACTCGGACAGACACTTTGACCCCTTGTATCCAGATGGTCCTTACTTTGGTCAGCTCATACCTCGCCGAACTGTGAGAATCACCTGCAATGGCTCACCGGTATTCCTTGGATCTATAGATGACTTTGACATTGTTTATGCCCCAAGCAACCGCTCACAGGTTCGCATAGATGTATCTGATGCCTTCTCAACTTTGACCAACTCAGGACTTGAGGAGTTTACTCCAACAGCCCAGCTCTCAGGTGCTCGCGTCAACGCTGTGCTTGACAGACCCGAGGTTGCATGGCCAGCAGCAGATAGAGAGATTGACACCGGCAACTCAACAATGCTCGGAGCCCTTGTAGCTGAGGGAACCTCGGTGCTTGAGTATCTGCAACTTGTAAGCAACTCAGAGTTTGGTGACTTGTTTATCGGCAAGGATGGCAAGGTGGTATTCCGGGAGCGAAACGCTGTGCCGAACACGCCTAACCTAGTCTTTACCGATGAGGTTGTTGCTGGTGTTTATCAGGGAATCCAGTTCGCCAGCGTAAACAATGTCTATGGATCTGAGAACCTTTACAACCGCATCCTAATCACCAACGCATCTAGCCCTGCACTTGAGGCCTCGGCTGCCGATTCAGATTCTCAGGTTATCTACGGACCCCGAAGCTACTCACAAAGCAATCTGTTAGTTGCTGACCAATCTGAGTTGCAGTTCTTGGCAGACTTCTTGCTCGCCAGATTCAAGGAGCCTCAGTATCGCTTTGAGTCTTTGACAGTAGTTATGGACACGCTGACAACCCCCAACCAAGATGCAGTCCTAGATCTTGAAATCGGTGACATTGTGCTCGTAAGGTTTGAGCCTTCTGACATCCCACCGGCAATCGAGCAGTATGTGAGGATCATCGGCATTAGCCACGACTGGACCTCAACCAGCAAGAACATAACCTTTGCCCTAGAACGCCTTGACTTTGCCATCTTTATCCTTGACAACCCAGTCCTCGGCGAGCTGGACAATGACCGCCTTGCCTACGAGTAGTAAACTAAAACGAGAACAAAAGGAAACCAATGCCAAGAAAAACCTTTACCGCTGGTGAAGTCCTAGCTGCTGCCGATGTGAACTTATACCTCAGCAACGAGGTGACACTAACTGCCTCTACAGCTACCGCTTACACAGTGCTGACCTCTGACCGATACAAGATCCTAGAGTTTGACTCCACCTCTAATAGCACAGTGACCATCGGAACAGCCACAGCTTTCCAGGCTGGCGAGCGTGTTGACATCTTGCAGGATGGTGCCGGAACTGTCACGATCACAAGGGATGGCACAGTCGTTAGCCTTGCAGGTCGAGGAACCGCTGGAACCGCTTATCGTATTGCACAAAGATACGATGCAGTTTCTGTTATCTGTGTAGGAACTAACGCTTATCGCATTGTCGGTAACGCAACGGCGGTCTAGTCATGGCACTTAGTCCTTTAGGTATTTTGAGTGCTGCCAGAGCTGCCTTACCAGCAGCCATAAGCGTTGAATACATTGTTATCGCCGGTGGCGGTGGAGGAGGAATCTCTGCACCTGGTGGTGGTGGTGCTGGTGGTTATCGCTCAAGCATCTCTGGTGAATCTTCTGGTGGCGGATCGAGTGCAGAATCAGCAGCAAGTTTGATGACACTAACTGACTATTCCGTTACTGTCGGGGCTGGTGGTGCAACTCAAGCAAGCGGTGTAAACGGCACCTTTAGCACTATCACTTCGACTGGTGGAGGATACGGAGCTTCTGACCCAGGTGGAGGTGGCTCTGGTGCCGCTTCTGGTGGTTCTGGTGGAGGTGCTTCACAGTCGAGCACAACAAACTGGGGAGCTGGAACAGCGAATCAAGGTTTCCGCGGTGGAAACAACAACGGTGGTGGCGGTGGAGCTTCGCAAGCAGGAGCTACAGGATTCGGTGCTGGTGGAACACAAACCGGTAAGGGTGGAGATGGAGTTAGTTCTTCGGTAACTGGTTCAGCTGTAACCAGAGCTGGTGGAGGTGCTGGCTATGCTCGCATTTCTGGCGGTGGAGCACTGATTGCAAACGGTGGTGCTGGCGGTGGCGGAAACACCTTAGCTAATGGAACTGCAAACACCGGAGGTGGAGGCGGTGCTGATGGCGGTGCTGGTGGTTCTGGTGTTGTAATTCTCAAATATCCAAACTCACTAACAATTACCATAGGTGCCGGACTTACTGGTTCGACTACCACAGTTGGATCAGATAAAGTCACAACAATTACTAACGGAACTGGCAATGTAAGTTGGGCAGCATAATGGCACATTACGCATTTCTCAATGAAGATAACATCGTGACAGAGGTTATTGCAGGAATTGACGAAACCGAACTAATTGAAGGGCTAGACCCTGAAACTTGGTACGGCAACTTTCGAGGACAGGTCTGTAAAAGGACAAGCTATAACGGAAACATCCGAAAAAATTACGCTGGCATTGGATACACCTATGACCCTCAGCGTGATGCCTTTATAGCATCGAAGCCTTTTGATTCTTGGATACTCAACGAGGAAACTTGTCGGTGGGAAGCACCAACCGCGTACCCAACTGATGGCTTTACTTACTTTTGGAATGAGGCAGACCTAGTTTGGGAGCTGGCAGACTACTCGGAGCCTAACTAATGGCTGAGGAAACAACTGGGGTTCGCATTACCCAGCAGATGATCTATCAAAAGCAAATAGAGATGAACGACACTCAGCTCAAGATGCTTGTCAAGCTTGACAACCTGGATGATGTGCCGGACAGGATTAGAGAAGTTGAGCTGTCTTTGGCTCGCCTCGCCTGGATTGAAAAGATTGCCTACACAGGCCTTGCTGCTGGTGTGGTTGCCCTTATTGGATCGCTACTAAACATGATTGGAAGAATGTGAAAACTAAACCTCAGATGCCCCTAGATGGCAAGTTCGGTAAAGACTGGAAAGTCACCTCACCTTTTGGCTGGCGTATTCACCCAATCGAGAAGTATAAGAAACATCACAATGGTGTGGATCTCTGGGGACCAAAGGCAAAGATTTGGAACGAAGCCTGGCATGACGGCACTGTCGTTGCTGCCGGTACCTCAAAGCTAAAGAACCCAGACGGCTCGCTCGGTGGCGTTGGCTACTATGTTGACATTCGCTCAAAGATAAACGGCGAGTGGTACACAGCTCGCTACGCTCACATGGTCGAGAACTCACTTACTGTTGTCAAGGGTGAAAAGGTCAAGGCTGGAACTCGACTAGGCATCATGGGCAACACAGGTGCCTCTGCTGGCCGACACCTACACTTCGAGATCTGCAAGGGCAAGTACCTAAAGTGGACCTCAGACGGCAAGGGCTATGTTGACCCTCTAAAGTTTGTCAAAGCCACGATTGCTAAGTGGGAACTCGATGCTGAGGTTGGACTGCCAACACCTGATACAGGTGAGGTAGCCCCAGCCCCAGTTCACGAGCCAGTCCCAGTAGTCAAAGCCCCTAAACCCCCAAAGGTGCAACCCAAACTTGGTAAGTAAACTAGCCAAAAAGAAAAGCCTACGACTTATGTTTGTGGGCTTTTTTCTTTTCTTTATGGTTTGGCAACCAACCCCTGCCTACGCTGCACAAGCTTGGGCCACAATAACCTGTGCCGACTCAACTGGCAACCAAAACAGCTATGCGACAGGATGGAACAATGAAAACAACTACTTCTTGGATAAAGGCAACATTGCCCAACACTTTTGCGAGGGTGGTTGGGCTGGCCAGCTCACCACTTTTGTTGGTGTTGTATCTAGTGACGGCACTGAGCTGGATCCTGCTTTGCTTTTCCATCCTGGCTACATTGCTCCTAGTCCTATCAGTCCCACTCCTAGCCCTGAAACTGCACAAGAAACTCAAACGACAGTAAGGTCAGATGATGTCGAACGCACCGAAACAGTTGTACGCACAGAGGATGTTGCTCGCACTGAGGAAGTTGTCAGAGAGCCTGAGCCAGTGGCTCCGGTGGCTCCCATAGAGCCAGAGCCTACCCCTGAACCAACCCCCACACCCACCCCAGAACCAGAGCCTAGTCCCACAAGCCCTGTGAGGCCTGTAGAGCCGACAAAGCCTCCAGAGGTCATAACACCTACCCCAGAGCCTACTGAGCCCCCTACGAGCCCTACAGAGCCGACAATTCCAAGTGAACCTACCCCTGAGCCTGAATTGCCAGAGGAAACAATAAGCATCGAACTAGCGTTAGAAGCTGTCGGTAAACTTGTAGATAACCTACGCTCAATCGGGTCGGACCTTAGTCCAGAAGTACGAGAACAGGCACAGCAAGTAATTGTTGCGTCTGTAATCGTGACCCAGGTCGCTCTAGCAGGTAGGAAACCTTGAAGTTTATTAAAGACCAACTAGATCAAGCTTGGACAATTCTGGGCTTAGGCATCGCTTGGGTCGTACTTGAGGGCACAGCTAAAGACTTTGTCGGTTGGGCCATCCTCATCACCATCGCTATTTGGGCAGCAACTTACCCCCTACGAAAGGACTGACCTATGTGGTTAGACATCGCACGCAGAACCCTAGCTGTAATCATCTTGAAGGTCACAGGCATCTTTGTCGGTGGAGCAGTTATCGGTCTTGAGGTAGCTCAGGCAGTGGCTATGGCAGCCTTCGCTGGAATCATAGATGTAGCTCAGGAACTATCTCGCTCATACCTGGCTGATGGTCAAATTGACGCT